GATCGAGTGCTTCTACCCAAGGTTAACACGTCAGTGCATATCAATGGGAAGCTTTTCGCAGTAACTGGGGATGAGACTGCGTTGGTGTTTGCGCCAGGCACCCCGAGACCCTTGACAGGTCCATTCAAATATCCTACAATAGTAATTGGTTAACACACTTAGAGTTTTATGGCAAAAGCAAAGGTTGGTTTGGTAAAGTCGAACTACACTGAGGGTGCTCCGAAGAAGACCCGTCAGGGTCGTTCGAAGAACACTCATCTGGGTGCGAGTTCCCGTAATGGTCGTAAGAAGCGTTATCGCGGTCAGGGTCGTTGAGGACCGAAAGCGCCGAGCGTATCTCCGAAACTAAATAACTAGAAGAGATAGCAACCTCTCTAAAAGTTCTGGAAACAGACTTTAGAGAGGTTTTTTCAATGGGACTATTTCCAGTAGACAAAGGTGAAGAGTTTATCGAAGAAGGCATGACATTGATAACCGAAACAGACAGTGATCGCCTTCTAGATGCCGCTGCAAAGCGTCGTAGATCTAAGATGAAGGAAGAACTATATCCACTTCCCGAAGACCGCCTAGAACGCCCTTGTGGAGGGGCGGGCGGATTTGACGATTTTGTTGAGCGTTGGCACGAGTGAATAAATAGAAACAGCCTACTGCTGTGTCTCAATGCCTGAATTTCAGACATTCAAAGATTTGAGTGTTACTTTTAAGAAGCATCCTGTCACTGATGATTTAATCGCAGTGAAAGATAATGCAGCTATTGTACAATCTATTTCAAATTTGCTTCTTACTAGAAGGGGCGAGAGACCTTTTCAATCGGATCTTGGTTCTGATCTTGCAAAAACTTTGTTTGAACCTTTAGATTATGCTTCTTCTGGTATCGTTAGATCAGAAGTTGTCAGAGTTTTGAAAAGATACGAACCAAGAATTACTATTGATAGCATCTCATGTGTGCCTCAATATATGGATAATGGGTATCAAGTTGAACTTTCATACACGATTGTTGGTAGAGACGACGCACCAGTAACTGTAGAATTCTTCTTAGAGCGTACACGATAATGCCTTATACTCAAGTTTCTAACTTAGACTTTGAAGATATCAAAGCTGCTCTAAAAGATTATCTTAGGGCACAGTCGGACTTTACTGATTATGACTTCGAAGGATCAGTATTATCGACCCTGATCGACACACTCGCCTATAACACCTATTATACGGCGTTCAACACCAACATGGTAGTCAATGAACTATTCATTGATTCAGCGACCTTGAGGGACAACGTAGTAGCGTTAGCGAAGCAATTAGGATACAGACCGAAGAGTATCACTTCGCCAACAGCATATGTCTCATTTACTGTCACTTATGCAAATCCAACGACTGATACAGAACTTCTTTTGAAGGGTGGGACTGGATTTATTACAAATTATGACAACACAATTTATCAATACATAACTGAAACTGATGTAAAAGCACAGGTTTCTAATCAAAAGGCAATTTTTACTGATGTTCCATTGAGAGAGGGAACACGACTAATCAATACATTTACAGTCAATACATCGTTAACAACTCAGAAGTTTGTACTTGACAACAATAATATCGATACTAATACAATTTTAGTTAGAGTTTTCCCAACAGGTGGTTCATTTAGCGAACAATATCTATTAGCAGAAAATATCGTTGGTATCGATAGCACTTCAAAAGTGTTCTTCTTGGAAGAAATCGAAGATCAAAGATATGAATTAATTTTTGGAGATGGCGTCTTAGGGAAAAAATTAGATAATGGATCGAGAATTGAAGTTACATATCTTACAACTTCAGGACCAGTTTCAAATGGAGTAAAGTCTTTCGTTTTCTCTGGAGTTCTTGAAAATACATCAGGTGTTTCTCCAAATGCTGCAGCAGTTACTATCAATTCAGTAACTCCATCTTCTGGCGGAGAAGCGTTAGAAACTACTAAGAATATTAAAAAGAATGCCACCAAGGCATATGGCACACAGGACCGCGCTGTGACCGCCCAGGACTACGAAGCAATCGTTCGTAGGGTATATCCTGCCACTAGCGACATTATCATCTTTGGAGGCGAAGAACAGGACCCTCCAGCGTATGGTAAGGTATTCATCGTATTGAAACCAACCGATGCTGCTTATTTGACATCTCTAACAAAATCTCTAGTGATTGAAGAGTTAGAAAAATATGTCGTTGCATCGGTTGAACCAGTTATTGTTGACCCATCTATTTTGTATGTTGAGTTAACAAGTAAGATTTATTACAACAGAAACACAACTAGCGACACTCCATCTCAAATTAGAGATAAAGTTATTGGAGCTGTTCAGAATTACTTGGACAATTCTGATACAGAAAAGTTCAATGGTAAGTTTAGATACAGCAAATTTATTGGTGTAATTGATGATGCAGACAAGTCAATTAACTCCAATTTAACATCAGTGACAATGAGAAAGGATTTCTATCCTCAACTCAACTCAACCTTCTATTATGAGATTTGTTACCAAAACGCTTTTGATGCCGATTGCGACGATCCAGTCCTTTCTACGACTGGATTTAGAGTGACTGAGTATCCAAATTTCGATGTCTATCTCGAAGATAGGGATGGCAAAATTGTCCTATATAGACTAGATAGCGTAACTGGTGAAAAGGTTGTTCTTGACAGCGAAGTTGGCGATATTGATTATGTAAAAGGCGAACTTAGAATGTATAATTTAACTATCATCAAAGGTAGTTTCTTTGACAATCGCATCTCCGTTAGAGTAAAACCACTTTCTAATGATATCAAGGCACTCCGCGAGGTCTATCTTGATGTTGACGTTGCTAATTCCTCATTCACTGCATACAAAGAGTAAGTAAATGCCTGCTGTAAAGACTAAGAGAATTTCCACTCTGATCGAGACGCAGCTTCCTGAATTCATTGCTTCAGAATACGAACTGTTTAGTAAGTTTGTTCAGAAGTATTATGAATCTCAGGAAGTTCAAGGTGGCACTTTGGACATTATTAGTAATATCCAAAAATATTTGGATATTGATTATTATGAGAAGAGCATCTTAAAGCAGAATGATGTATTAGGCGCAACAATCACCGATAGTGATACTACGATCGTATTGCAAGATGCAAGATCGTTTCCAGATAAGAATGGTTATGTAAGAATTGATAACGAGATTATCTTCTATGCATCCAGAACTGACACAGAGTTAAGAGAGTGCTCTAGAGGCGTTAGTGGCAACACAACTCTAGGAGATCTTTATACCAGCAGCAATTTTGTCAGCACAGATGCAGCACCACACAATGCTGGACAAGTTGTATACAATGTAAGCAATCTTTTCCTCTATGCATTTGTCAAAAATTTCGAAAATCAGTATCTAGGATCTTTCCCAGAGAAATATCTCAAAGGGGATGTTGACAAGAGAACTCTGATTAAGAATATCTCTAAGTTCTACAAGGCAAAGGGAACAACCAGTTCTATTAAGTTTATCTTCAATACAATTGTTGCTCAAGATATTGACAACAAACCAGAAGTATATAAACCCAGAGATTTCACATATAAATCATCCAATGCAGATTGGATTAATGTATATGCACTTAAGTGCAAACTAGTTTCTGGAAATGTTAACGATTTAATCGGCAGACAAGTAGTTCAGACCGAGACATCTGAGTATGGATATGCTTCTGCAACGGTAGATAATGTTTCTTCAGATGGAACAAGAGACGGAGAACAAATTGTTAATTTAGTTCTTGCACCAGAAACTGTAAATGGTGAGTTTTTTGTTTCTACAAAAACTAAACTAGAAAAAACATTATCAGGAACTGCTACTACTGGCAACAGAATTGATGTTTTCTCAACTTTGGGTTGGGACAAAAAAGGTTCTGTTTTGATTGGCAACGAGACAATTGCTTTTGAAGAGAAAACAGCAACTCAATTTATCATTAAGAATAGACAACCATCAGGTGCTGTCGTTCATGCGTCGGGAACTTCTGTATACAAACCAGTAACAATTTCTGGATCTGGAGTTACTCTCATTATTCTGGGTGTTGTATATAACCTTACACCAGAAGATGCTCAACCATATTCTAGTGTTGGTGATAGAATTCAAGTTTCTGCACCTGGATTTGTAACTGCAGATCCAAAAATCGTTCTTAGTGGAACTAACCAAACTCGTTGGTTACTAAGCACTGGAGCAGCAGTAAATGTTCCAACTTTGCCATCTGTAGCATCATCTTTGAATGAAGTGCCCACAGATGTTACTTCTATTCACGAAGATGACCAATATTACTATATCACATCATCTAGTTTTCCATCACATAAGATTTTAGACGGATCTACTGTTAATCAGCAAGTTTTAGATCAAAAAATCCTGCGCTTAATTAGAAAGAGAGCAACAACATCTACTGAAAGATATCAAACACCTAAAGCAGATACTGGCATTCTTCTCAATGGTGTTCGCACTTATAGTTACAGGGATACCGACAGCGTAAGATTTGGTAGACTAGAAGAAATTAAAGTTGATACTCAAGGTAGAGGTTATGTAAAACCTCCATTTGTTTTAGTCGATGAAGTTCCGAACAAGGCAAGAGCAGTTCTCTCGGGTCAGGTAGTTGAAAGCATCATTGTAGATACTACCGATATCTTTCCAAAAACTCCAGAGGTTACTATTACTTCTGGAAGAAGAGCAGAAGTTCGTGCTATCGTAACTGGAGGAAAAGTTACAAGTTTAATCATCGACAATCCTGGTGAATATTATTCATCTCCACCAATCGTAAGAATTAGGGATAATGCTGGCAGAGGAAGATTTGCTAGCTACGAGGCAATTGTTGATGGCGATGGAAAAATCACAGGATTTGAAAAAATTGATGAAGGTAACTTCTACAACCAACAAACTGTAATTGTAGACATTATTCCTGCTGGGGAAGGTGCTACTGGTATTCCTCTTCTCAAAGAATGGAATTTTAATAGATTTGAAAAATTAAAGAATGACCTTGATACCGAAAACGGTTACATTTTCGAAAATTATAACAATGCATTGGAATATGGATATGGTTATGTTGCCAATCCAAAAGCTTTGCGTGTTGCTCTAAACGACAACTTGAATATTGCTGGAACAGAACCAGCAAATAAAGTTCACTCTCCTATTATTGGGTTTGCGTATGATGGCAATCCAATTTATGGACCTTTTGCACATCAAAATCCATTAGATCCACAATCTCCTATTGTTAGAATGACCTCTGGTTATTCTATTAAGAATTCTCGTTCTGGTGGTCCTTCTGT